CAGTAAGCAAGAATTGTCAATAGACCCTTCAATTTTTGGCCTTAGTAATATTGATGAAATGGAAATCAAGTATTTGGCACAGAAGGAATCCTATTTGACAACTTTTGATTGGACTACAGCAGGAACTGCTGAGACTATTCTGTTCCAGACGGTTGTTGACCCAGGTCTCAAAGCTATTTTTGGAAGTGAATTTCATTTGACAGCTTTGGCATTTACACAGCTTCCTTTTAAATTGTGGCGTGGAACTATGCGTTTTCGTTTTCAAGTCGTGTGTAGCGCTTATCATCGCGGTAGATTGAAGTTTGTTTGGGATCCTGAAAAGTGTCCTGGCGCTACTGCTGAATATAATGTTGCTTACACTACTATTGTTGACATTTCAAATGGTAGTGATTTCACAATAGATGTTGGTTGGGGTCAACCTTTTTCCTATACCAACACTATGCCTTTTTTAACGCCTGAAGCTGACACATTTACTAATACCAGTACTCCTCTCTTTTACACTTCAAGTGAACAAGAGTGGGGAAATGGAGTTTTATCAGTTTATGTTGTGAATGAGCTCACATCTCCTAAAGACGCTGATACAATTCAAGTGAATGTGTTTGTTTCTGCTGGTGATGATTTCGAAGTTGCAATGCCATCAGGTGAAGTTTTGACACGTCTACGTTATCGAGACACAGGAGGTGCAGATGTTCCTGTGCTGGGAGATATTGAGCCTCAATCAGAAGAAGTTGCTGGGACCAAAGATGCTGTTCAAAATCCTATGACGGCTGATACTGATGCTGCAACTTTGTCTCTCACTGACTGTGCTAATCTTGTACATTTTGGAGAGTCTATTCGAAGTTTTCGGCAGCTTGTCAAACGATATAACAGACATGAAACTATTCCTTTGACTTATAGCACGCCTGTCATTGGACTTAACATCACTGCGTTTCAACGACCAATTATGCCTTTTGAACCAGGACGAACTAATAAAGGTGGTGTTTTACCACCAGTACGAACTGCGGGTGGGGTACCATATGTTTATGCAAACTTGACGTTAATTCGTTATTTAACAACTGCTTTTGTTGGTTGGCGTGGTGGTATGAGATATCTCGTTGACATGCCTGATTTGTGTTGCACTGATTCTATTGGTTCTCCTGTAGTAGGAAGGTATGATGCTTGTGTACCAGAAAATATTATTACAGAACTTGGAGCAGTAGGTTCTTTTGCGTTGGCAGCACAGGCTGCTATTGCAGACAATATGGATGACACTGCTGGTATTGAAGGATTTTATGTTCAAAATCCCAGCAATAATCGATCTCTAGCTTTGGAATTTCCTTTTTATTCCAGATATAGGTTCATGCCTGGGCGATATTTACAGTCATTCAATATTTCAGATGCTACATATGGTCCTTGCTGGAAGCTACGTTTTCCGTGGTTTCAATCTAGTACTTCTATTGCGCAGAATGCCGCGAAACAGATAAATACCTATGTGGCAGCAGCAGAAGATTTCACAGTTGGAATGTTCCTTGCAGCACCTGTGGTTTACTTTGAAAGTTCGCCACCTTCAGCTTAGCAAGCTATAAATGTTATTCTTACCTCTTGGTGAGTCCTCTTATGAGAAGAGCTATTTACGAAGCGAGAGTCCGCTTCACGGTACAGGCTGAAATGTATCGTTGACAACTATTGTATAAATTACTAGTACTAATTTTTCCCTTGGACAATAGTTGTCTGAGGTTTTTTATGTACTCAATTTAAGTAAGGTCGTCAGATATACGTACTGCGTTACATGGGAAGGTCACATCTACCATTGGAC